AAGATTTGTTATGTTCGTATCCGCAAGTCCGCTAATCCCAGGCGTAGGAGGCGGGGACGGGATTGTAATAACTACGTCTCCTTCTTGACCGTTTACGCTTTTTACACCCCCAGGTACCCATTTCTGAGAGTCTGCATCATACACGAGTGAGTCACCCCCCTGTGGGCTTGGTATATTCGTGTCGCTTAAATCTGCAAGCGTCGTAGCCACGGCCTCCATAGCGAAGGTGCCGTCTGCCTGCTGCGTAAGCACATACCCGTCAGCCCCATGCTGCGTATTAACGTCAATAAGCTCGTTTAAATACAGCTGCACGCTAGAGAGCGCAGATACCCCAGGCGACACCTTGATCACATTGTTAGATGGGGTTGTTATCTGGATTTTTACACGGGCCATTAGGCTGTAATCGTAATGTCTTCGTTAATCTGGAAAGTACCGTACAGGATAGTTTCTACGATATCTGGATCAGCACTGGTGTCTACCTGCTGTATGTCGTATACGTAAAGACCAGCAGCAACCCCCATATCATCGGCTGAGCAAGTGAACACAACCTCCCCAGAAGCACCACCAGTTATTAAATCAACCTGAATAGCACCATCAGTAGGGGTTGTGATTCCAGTAGACATTATTCGGTTCGTTGCAAGTGTGTTATCTGTATCTGCTGTTCGAACATCCATATTGAAGCTCCACCCGCTAGACAAGTTAACAGCAGTTCCGTTCTCATCGCTGATCTGTAGTTTCAAGGCAAACGTATCGTTCTTTCTGCAAACGATATCTACTCTCTGGGATTGGTCTAAATTAAGTTTGTTAGCCATCTTATTGTCCTAATATCTGTGATGTAATATCTCCTGATTCTTCTGGTAGCTCCCCTCGATCCCCCTGTCTCTGTGAGATGAGTTTGCTCTGCTCTGTAGCTTGTTTCTTCACGCGCTCGTCCTTCCTGTCTTCCTTAAGAACCTCAAGCTTTTCTTTAAAGTTCTTGTCGTCTTCTTTAAAGCCAAGCGTAGCCTGCGCTTTAATCATCTCAATCTCTTTTCTAAACTGATGCTTCACCTCCTCAAGCTGGGCTTCAAGTTGCATCTTAAGTTGCATCTCCTGAGCGTTTAGCTGAGCCTGCATCTGCATCTCTTGCTGCTTGGCCTGAGACGTAGCCTGAGCCGAGGCCTGCTGAATCTGAGCCTGCTGCTGCGAGTTCTGCATAGCGATCTGCTGGTTCATAGCGATACGCTTTTTCCTGCGAACAATTAACAGTCTTTCTGCCTGGTTGATATCTTTGAGCTGACGTACCGCAATAGCATCCTCTAGGTCGATCTCTTTCTGAGATAGCGCTATCTGGATATTCTGCTCCAGGTACTGACGCTCCGCCTCCTCCATCTCCTTAACTACCCGAACCCCAAAGTTGTACATAGCAAGGTTCCTGAACGAGCTAAGAACACGCATGTTTTCTTTACCTATTGCGTTCTCGTAAATACTATAAAGGATCGATTCTGGGTGTATTACCTGCAAGCATTTTACCACGTCGCTGCAAACCTTTTTGTACAACACCATAGAGGAGTTCGTGATGTCGTAAATAGCATTATTTGCAGCCGCAAGGGCTTGCTGCCTAACACCAACAAGGGCGTCTGACTTAGGCGTGGAAGCGTCCATAACCTCGTTAATGCCAGTGGCATCACGAATCATCCTTAAGTAATGATTGTAGAGACCAATAAGTTCGTTTATGTTTCTTATGCTGTTCCCTATCTCTCTAATTGGTGGGTTCTGGAAGCCTCCCTCTGGGTTCTTGCTTCTGTAGTAAAAGACACCTGTCTGCTCGTAGATATCGTGCAACTCAAGCGGCTGCAACTCACCTCCCTTTCCAAGCTGTACGTTTTCCAGACCCTCGATATCAATTATGATGCCGTCTGGCTTTGCCTTGGCGACAGCCTGCTGGATCTTCAGGTGTGTGATCTGTAATTGGTCGGCAAAACCGATGCAGCTGTCAACCATTGATTTAGGCACCATGTCCAACATGTTTGTCGCGCAAACAGAGTACGACAAGTGCGCCCTAGAGATATCGTGTATATTCTTTGGTATGTTGTGCTGCTTCCCGTAGTTAAAGATAAACTCGGTCCCAAGGATGTAGCTGCCGCCATAGATCGTTTCGATCTCAAGCTTTGTTACGTCTCGATCAAAGATAGAGTTCTGCGGGCGCTTATAATTTTGACCCTTGGAATAAAATCCGACATTTCCGTATCGGCTCTGTTTCGACTCGTAATACTCACAATCAACTGACTTGAATTCAAAGTCAAGTACCTCGATCATAAACTCGTCGTACCCAAACGTTGTCTTATCTACCTGTCTGTCGTACATACGTTCAGACAACTTGCTGGCGTCGTAGTTGTATTTTTTCGCTGCCTGTTCCGCTATCTTTTTGTACTGCTCTTCATCAAATGAATCGCCAGCAAGACGCTTTAGCTCGTGAATAGGCATACGTCTGATGTGTCCAGCATATATCATATCCTCGAAATCTGGATCCTCCGTGTAGCTATGAACAAAGGATACAGGATCGACGTAATCAGTTTTAATGCCGTAGCCTGGGTCGTTGGTTCTTTTTATAACCGCCATGCCCAATACAGCCAAATCGTTTACGCATCGACGAAGCGTGCTGTCATTAAAGTTATTCCAATCTAGCGTCAGGTTTGTGGCTATCTGTGCAGCAATCTCCGATGATGACTTGATGTTATTGCCGATAAATATCTCTGCTTCTTCAAGGGTTTCAGGGATGTCACTTGATTTCATCCCGATAGAAACCCCTGTTTCTTTCTCGATCTTGGCTAGCTCGTTTTTAGCCTGGATCAACATCTCCATCTTTCTTCTTTCTGCGTCTTTTTCCGACGAAGACAGCGGGTCAATAGCCTCAAGGTTTGGATATGGCGAAAGCGAAAGAATCTTGTTTACGACAATCCGAACGAACTTGGGTAAGATAGGAACTGGAGAGAAATCCAGGTTTAGCATGGTCCCGTCGCCGTTATTTGGGTCGAGCGAGTTCAGCAACTGCCGATATATCGTGGTGTCTTGGGTTCCGTTTGCGTAGGACCTGTTCTTTTCAAACGTTCTTCTGCGCTTCCTGAACACAGAACCTTCCTGGTCCATCTTTCCCCACTGATGGTATATGGCTTTAGCGTACTTTAGTCCGTAAGCCTTACCTTCCTTTTCCTGGGATGGCGCCATAGGGTCTGGAAACCCAGCGGACTTTTTATCTGTGTAATTCTGCATTGCAATGAGTGGAGTTATTTTAACTCAATGCAAATATAGTAAAACTAGGAGTGCCAGGCTTTTGGCTTGTATCTCCTAAAAAACTCCTTATCAGAGAAGTCAGCAGGGGGTCTATCTTTTTTCACTTTCTGGGCCCCAAGCAAGGCTAACCCAGAGCTAATTGTAAGGTCAAACTTTGTTCTTTTCTCTATCTTGTATCCTATCCAATCCTCCAGGGTTCTATTAAAAAACATATTACCCATTTCTCCGCTCTCTATGTTCATACCTACATGATCATGGATGTACGCTTCGATAGCGTGGGCGTGAGACTGAATAACATCCTGTGAGTTAGAGGGGATTCCTTTTGTCCTTGTACCCATAGAGGAGGCAGCCTTTAGGTGTTCTGGCCTATCCATCAGGTAGCCATCGTAACCCCTTGATTCAAAGTACCTTGCAATTCCGTATTTGTTATTTTCTATCAAAAGTGGATACCCGTAGAAAAACGCACACATCAGGACATCTTCATAGAAAATGTTTGCGAGATCTGGTCTTGACGCATACTCCACAACAAACATGTTGGGTGGTGCGTCCATGCTAAATTTATTGTATAGATGCAGGGCCCCCTTTGACCCCCGCCCGTCAACCGTGGCGTCCAGGTCATAGGAGTCAACCCCGCCCACGCCTATATGGGAATTTGGGGCGATCCTTTTCCCTCTGTTTTCTGCCTTTTTATTCCTAAGGTGGTCGGGTGGCAACCAGGCTACACGAAACCTTCCGTTTGGATCAGGTGAGAAAACCACCTCTTCGTCTTTTTTTCTCCAGATAAAATTACCCTGAACCACTGGGTTTGGGTACAGATCTTCGTTATATTCTATCTGCTGGTATATCTTACCAATATTAAACAAGCTGCCCTCGATACTATCTCTAAACGCTTCGTCCTCGGTAAACGGGAACTGCCTAATAATCTCGTTGAGCTCAGACGGGTCGTTTCTAAACGAGTGTCGCTCATTCTTTAGGTACTTCCTACTACCCTGATCCACCATCTCGCCATCGATGCCCTCCACGGGGTTTTCTGGATTGTCTACAATAGGATTCCCATACCTGTCGAAGAAACCCTCCAACGCATCATATGCTGGTATGAAGATTCGGTACAGACCAGACCTGGTGCGACCGTTGTTGTTTCTTTCGTTTGGATCTGAATCAAGCCACAGACCTTTATACTCCTCGCCGCCTTTATTCATAGGGTTTACGGTGCTACCCACCAGGGCCTTTCCAACCACCCTTTTACCAACGATCAAACAAGTACGCTCGATACGCCAGGCTTCGCGGATGTCTGTTGGTTTCTCCCATTTGCCAGCCTCATCGAGATACAACATATGTAACTTCTCACCGTCGTATGCGTTATTCGTTGTGTTCTTCCAATTTATAGCGCTGTTAAGGGCATCGCCGCGCTGTGAGGTCTTGTTCTTTTTTGTGATACGCTTAGACGGCTCGCGAAACGCCAACTCCATACGGGGGTTTGTGGTACCATCCTGGATAGGCTTGAAAAAGAACGGGTAGCTGCGAAATATCGCAACCACCTTCTTCATGAAAATATTCTCCTGCGCATCCTTACCAGTCTTCGACTGAATGCCGAGAAGCTTCTCTTTAACTTGACTAGCTTCGTCAACAAGGACAGCAGAGCATACATTAGTGTAGCCAGAACGACGACACTTAGTATAAAGCTGACCGAAACAACGA